CCTTCCTGGTCTGATCAAGGACCGCATCAAAGATATTTTAAAACCGAATTTTCTGGTGATTATCGTAATTTTGTACGAGCAACCGGAAGACAGCCGTCTGAATGTGAATCAAAAAGTTTTGTTTCTCAAGGACGATAATTTTATAGCGCTGCTTTAATAGAGCGCAAATATTAACTTGCTTAAAAGGAGTAATTAAATGAATACTTTATCTAAATTTGACCCATTTTCTATTGGATTTGATTCAATAACAAAGAAAATGGAAGAAATGCTTAAACCAATGTCTAATGCTAGTTATCCACCATATAATATTGTAAAAGTAGATGATAACAAGTATCTTATCGAAATGGCAGTAGCTGGATTTGGTAAGAATAATCTTGAAATTGAAATTGATAACGGCACGATGAAGATTACTGGAAGCATAGAATCTGATGAAAGCAATTATCTTTTCAAAGGTATTGCAGACAGAGCTTTTACAAGAACTTTTGCTCTTGCTGATACAGTAGAAGTAAAAGATGCTCAAATGGTAAATGGACTTCTAAAAGTATTTTTAGAAAATATGATACCAGATAGCAAAAAGCCAAAGAAGGTTGACATTAAAGATGAAAACGATTCTGCCTTTGAAAAAAATGCTCAACTTTTGAATGAAGAAGGGGCCCGTGATTAATGTGGCCTTATACTATAGCTGAGAATGAAGTAATTTCTAATGGATTATTTAAAAAACACTCAGCCAGTAGTTCATTAGATAGTTTGTCTGAAAAAGATATTTTTCGACAAGAATCGATTAGAAAGTATTTTATATAATTTCTAGTCAGTGGGTGGATGTGCAAATGTCCACCCATTTTAATATGAAAGAAGTGATATGTCACATAATTATAGAACACTTGTATTGAACAATCAATATTTGCCGTTATCAATATTTCCGTTATATACAATACCAGCAGAAGATGCTATCGCTCGTTATTTAAATGAGCGATGTCATGTTGTTGCTTGGCATGACCATGTTATTCAAACACCATCAAGAAATGATTTGAGATGGCCATCTGTGATTGTTAATTATAATGGTCAGTCATTCAGAAAAGAAGTTAGATTGAAGAAAGAATCTTTATATTATAGAGATCAGTGCGTGTGCGTGTATTGTGGAGACAAGCTAACTCCAAAAACTCTTACATATGATCATGTTACTCCAAAGTCAAAGGGTGGCAAGCATTCTTGGTTGAATGTCGTTGCTTCATGCAAATCTTGTAATTCAGATAAAGATGATTCTACTTCTCCATCGTGGAAGCCAAAAACTAAGCCATGGACTCCAAATTTCTATGATATGCTTAGCATACGACAAAAATATCCATTGATTGTAGATGATGAACAATGGGTTCAATTTTTGCCAAATTGGACTGGTGAAATAATTATAAGAAAATACACATCTACTGTTTACAAATCAGAAGAAGTGTGATATACTAAATAAAAGGAATATAATAATGGGTAATTTTTATGGAACTGTTATATTTGCCACATTTGGTATATGCATTGGTTTATTTGCATATATTATTAGACCAGCTATTATTGAAAAAACAGTGATGGATATGAGAAAATATGAATTATATTTAAAACCATTAAATAGTACTCAAATAGCAAATTGCTTAATGGATAATAGATGTATAGATGTTATTGCAGTTGTACAAAATTCTGAAGATATTTTGCCTACATATAAAGCTCTTATGGGTGATAAGTTATGAAAAATATTCAATAACACGATTTAGGAAATAAAATGAAAGTTTATATTGGACCATATAAAAAATGGATTACAAGTGATAAGTTTGGAAGCTATATGAATAAAAAATATAGCTTTGATTGGCCTTCGAAGGCTAATCGTACATCATATGAAAACTTTCTTGATTTTTTTGATGAAAAACTTAATTGGTTTTACAGAAAAACTATTAATAGAATTTTTGACAGCATTGAACGAAATATTACCGTTAGAATTGATGATTATGATGTATGGAGTGCTGATTATACTCTTGCTCTTGTTATTCTTCCTGTTTTGAAAAAAATAAAAGAAGCAAAACAAGGAACTCCTTATGTTAATTTTGAAGATGTGCCAAAAGAACTTCGCCCTTCTGCAAAAGAAAAAAAGAAATTGGCTATTGATGGTTCAATGGATGAATATTTTGAAAAGAGATGGGATTATATTCTTGATGAAATGATTTTTGCATTTGAGCATATTCTTGATGATTCCTGGGAAGATGAATTTTATTCAGGAGAATTTGATATTAAACTGATTCCAACTGACAATGATTATAATGAAGTATCTGAGGATGATGCTACATTATATAAAATGGAAAATGGTCCAAATCATACATCTGTTTTTGATAAAGAAGGATTTGAAAAAGCATCTAAAAGAATTGATAACGGTCTTATTCTTTTTGGAAAATATTATAGAGCTTTATGGACATGAAAGTTGATTTTGATGCTGAGTTATCTATATTAGAAGATGATCAAGTTGGAGAGATAGAAATTCCGAATCCTTCTGAACCTTCGATGATTCTTTTTAGAACTTTAGATGAAGGACGCACACACAATGGTCAACCTGAAACGACTGTGGATGTTTATGCTTATGAAGGTGGAGCTGCTGATTATGAACAAAATTATGGACCTGGTTTAGAGTATATTCTTTCTAGTATGGTAGATCATATAGAAGGATTTTGGATAATGGAAAGTTTTGTTGTTTATTATCACACAGATTATTATGGAGAAGTTGATGGCGATTACGATTATGAAACAATTAGAAAAGCTCTTCCTAGTGATTGGGAACATTTTGGCTGTTCACCAGAAGATGGAAATTATTTATTAGATCATGAAAAGACATAAAATAACAATAAACTCTATACATATTAAATGCGCTATTCCATTCAGCATATTTCATTCAAAACATTTGTCTTTCAGTTCAATTAATAATGAAATGAGAAAAGCAATTAGGAATTTTTTTAATGTTTGATAAAACTGTATTGATGCCTCATCCATCACGTTCTTATGTTTCTAGTAATAACACCATGAATGTTAATAGAGCTCCAACAGACGAAAGCGTAAAGCTTCTTAGAGAAATGGAAGCCATTGCTCAAAAAGAAATAGAAAAGTCTATACGTGTTAAAGATAATTCATTTGACATGAATGTTTCTATTAATAACAATATGTATAATTTTGAATATGATGTGATTGTTAGATATAAGTTAAATGGAAAAGATTGTAAAACTTCTATTATCATCGATATGAATGAAGAAGATCTTAGAAATATTGCTAGCATAATTGTAGAACATCTTGCAAAGGATATAGTAATAAATTGTTTTGAACCTTTATCAGATTCTTTATATAATGTATTTTCAAAGAAGTTTAGATAATGAAAAATTATAATAGAGTTATAAAGTCAGCTAATTATAATAAAACACATGTTGTTGATATTATTGTAAAAAGCAGATATTATTTCGAAGGTCTTAATAATATTAAAGCGCATTATGTGCATAATGTTCTTCATAATCATTCAGGTATTCCTAAATTGAAAAGTATTGGTGCTCTTATCTATTTTTATGTATCACAAAAAAGATTATTAAATGAGTAAAGAACTTTTATTTAGTGTAACCGAAAAAGATTTTATTTTTAAGTTTACCAGAGGAACAGGAAAGGGTGGGCAGAAGAGAAATAAAACCTCTTCTGCTGTATATTGCACACATAAAGAGTCCGGTGCTGCTGGATATTCTGATGCAACACGATCACAACACCAGAATAAAGTTGATGCTTTTACAAAGTGTATAGAAACTTCTGTATTTAAAGCTTGGCATAAATTAGAAATTGCTAAAAGAACTGGCCAATTAAAGGAAGCTGAAGAAGAAGCTTTGCGCCAAATGAAATTTGCTAAAGTTGAATTTAAAAAAGATGGTAAGTGGGTTGATGAAAAAGAATATGTTGAAACAGGTGAAACACTGGAGTAAATTATGAAATATGGGTTTGATATATCAGCTTTTATATTAACAATAATAACCTTTTGTATTATAGGGTTTTTTATGTTTTCTTTTATTATGTGGCCACTTCTTGCAGCTAAACTACTAATTGTTGTTTGTATGTTAGCATTGTTTGCCACTACATATGTATTATGGATTGGTTTTTTAGATATTGGTAGAAAATGAAACATTTTTATGCTGGAATAGGATCAAGAGAAACGCCAGAAGTTATATTATCTCAAATGAAAAATATAGCTATAACACTTAAAGCATCTGGCTATGTTCTTAGATCTGGTGGAGCAATAGGAGCAGACACTGCTTTTGAAGAAGGAGCTGATGATTTAAAAGAAATATTTAAAGCTAATGATGCTACAGAAGAAGCTATAGAATATGCTTCTAAATTTCATCCGGCCTGGAATAGGTGTAGTGATTATGCCAAAAAATTACATGGAAGAAATTCGATGATTATTTTAGGAAAGTATTTACAAACACCAGTATCTGTGGTATATTGTTTTACAAAGAATGGAAAAGATATTGGTGGAACTGGCCTTGGAATTAGAATAGCCAAAGCCAATAATATTAAAGTTCATAATTTATATAATTTGTATGTGAATTTAACACAAGGAAAATAGTTTATGGGCCATTATAGAAGTGAAAGAAGTTCTTAATAGATATAATGTAGATTATAATACTATTAAAACTTCAGTTGAAGAGATGGACAATACAGTTATTCCAGATATTATAAAAAAGTTAAATAATAGGTAACTTATGGATTGTATACAAGAATTTTATAATGATAAAACATATCCAGAAATCAAACAATATTTAGAATATTGTAATGGATATTTAGAAAGACTTAGTGATGGATGTATGGGACCTGCTGAATCCACTATAGGAAAAAGTATAGCTAGTGTTGGTTGTGGTACTATTCAACCAACACTTATTGGGATTCATCACCCATTTGCTAGAATTACTGCAGTTGATGTTTCAAAGAATAGTATATATGAATCTATTAAATTAGCGAAACAAAATAAAATTTTGAATATAACACATATAAATTCAGATTTTATGAATGTATACAATGAATATGATTTTGTTATAGCAACAGGAGTTATTCATCACGTTGCTGACACAAAAGCTTTTTTGAATCATTGTTACGATTCAACAAAAGAAAATGGTATTTTTCGCGGCTTTGTTTATAATTTAGAAGGTCGTAAAGAAATAAAACAACTATCAAAATATTTTATTGAAAATGAATATAACGTAGATCAAATAAAAGATTTTTTTAAGATTACTGCTAATACACATTTTGAATCACATTCTAAACAAGACAGCGAAATTATAGATACTTGGTTAAATCCAAGATTTAAAGAATACACCAAAGAATCTTTTATTGATGAATTGACAGATACTAAATGGCATGGATGTGGCTGTGATTTACAAATTTCGGAATCGAAAGCTCAATTGTTTTTTGATATTAAGAAAGATATAATTTATGTGGACTGATCTTTTATATGAGGTTACTAAAGATACTAATGAGAAGTGTAGAAGGATGGGTCATACATGGGGCGAACCAAGAAAAAGTTTTAAAGATGAATTAGTTGTAAGTTGTACTTGGTGTGAAGTTAATAAGTGTCCTGATTGTGATAGTCATTTAATATCAGGTATAGGTGGAGGAGTTGTTTGTAGTAATAAATGTGGTTATTGGTTTTGTTTTTAGGAGTTTAAATGATATATATTGCGTCACCTTATTCTGATAAGTCTTTTGCTGTTAGAGAAAAAAGACATAGATCAGTTGAAGCTCTTACTGCGTTTCTTTTAAGAAATAAAGTTTGGTGCTTTTCACCTATAGTTCATTGTCATGAATTGGCAACACAACATGAAATGCCGACTGATCATGCATATTGGAAAGAATATGATGAGCATATGCTTTCTATTTCGACTGCTATATTAGTGCATGAACAAGAAGGTTGGGAAAATTCTGTTGGAGTTACTGAAGAAATTAAATATGCAAATTCAATAAATCTTAGATTATTTTTTCATCTAAAAGAAGAATCTTATGAACAATTATTATTAAAAGTAAGATCTCACGTTTAATAAATAATAAAAAATTAAAGGAGATGTGATGAAAAGCTTTAAAAATTTCTTAGGTGAAGAATTGAAAAAAGAACATGGCACTCAATTTGGTTCTAATGAGGGTGGAATTCATACTGATACTGAAACAGGAAAGAAACATTACATAAAACATTATGAAAATGGTGATCATGCTAAAGTTGAATCTCTTACTGCTAAGATTTATGACCACATGGGAATTCATACTCTTAAGCCAGAGTATAAACAGATAAATGGAAAACATTCTATTTCGTCTGAATGGAATCCTGATGTGAAAACTTTAAAGCCATATGAATATGAGCATATTAGTAAAGATAATGCGCATGATATAGGAAAAATGTATCATGGAGCAGTTCTTACAAAAAACTGGGATATTGTTGGATTAGAACAGGAGTTCCTTTAGAAATAGAATGCTTGCCCTGTTGGATTAGAACAGGAGTTCCTTTAGATATTGATTTTAAATAATGCTTAAATTTTTTCATTTTGGCCATTTACAATTAGGTTTGTTTATGATATATTATTTATACAAAGGAGAGATTAAATGAATGATCAATTTTCAGGTGTAGATTTTATTCAGAATTCATATCGTGCCAGTGAGTTTGAAAATAATTTTGATAGACTAGCTACTTTTTATGCTGAATTGCTTGATGGTAATGATGAAAATGTTAATGAAGCTATTCAGTTGATTGAAAAGTATTGGCTTAATAGAGATAATATTGGATTTTCAGAATGATAAAATGGATTCGTTGGGAAATTCCTAGAAAAAATGTTACAGAATATATTGTAGCTGATATGATTTGGCCACAGATTTGTGGTTATTTTATACTTTGGCTTATGGGTATTCCATTTGGTCCTGTCGAAATGGTAGTTTTATATATAATTCAGGATATTGCATCTTATATATATAAACCATATAGCAAATAGGATACACTTAAAATGCTGCAACACAAACATCTTCTTGTTAGAGCCGAAATAGAATCACCGCCAAAGAAAACAGATTTAGTTTTGATGGAAGAGTGGTTTAGAAATCTTGTTGAAGAGATTGATATGAAACTTTTGGCTGGACCGTATGTTAGATATGTTGATATTGAAGGAAATGCTGGCTTTACTGGAGTTTGTATAATTGAAACTTCTCATATTGCGATGCATGTCTGGGACGAGTTTTCTCCTGGAATAATGCAATTAGATGTATATACATGCGGTTCTCTAGATATTACTACTGTTTTTGAAAATCTTCATATTTTTTCACCTATAAAAATTGAATATAAATTCATAGATAGGGAGCATGGGTTGCAAAAAGTATTAGATGAAGGTGAGCTATAATATAAATATTTGTATGAAACACATATACAAATATTTAGTACTATTTTTTATTAGCATAAGCATTTCTGCTTGTTCTGTACCAGATAATCTTAAAAATATAGTCGAAGAAACTATTGATGGCGTTGTTGTAGTATATTCCACAAAAACTGTGGGAGATAAAGAAGCCAGAGGATTAGGAACTGGATTTTTCATTGATAATAATGTTATAATTACAAATGAGCATGTTGTTAATGGTGCTACTTTTATTTATGTTAAAAATAGTAAATCAAATAAAAAATATAAAGCAAAGGTTATTGCAAGCGATATTTCAAGTGATATAGCTATTGTTGCTATTAATGAATGGAATTTATATAAAAATGAAGAAAAGTGGAAAAAGCTATTTTTTTCTCCATCAGAAAATTTAAAATTAGGACAAAGAATTTGGGCTTTTGGCCATCCATGGGGTCTTGAATATTCTGTATCTAGAGGAATTATATCTGCTTTAAATAGACGAATTGATCAAACACCACAGTATTTTATTCAGGTAGATGCTAAAATTTATCAGGGTAATTCTGGCGGTCCATTACTAGATTATAATGGGCGTGTGATTGGTATGAATTCAAGAATGCTGGCTAGACCTGGAGGATCATATGGTTTTTCTTTAACTGGAGATTTTGTTCAAAAAGTAATTAGACAACTTACAAAATTTAACTCAGTATACTGGTTTAAGCTTGGTATTTCTCTTAAAGAAAAAGAAGATGGTGATTTATATGTTCTTAATATCATGCCAGAAAGTCCTGCTAGTATATATGGACTTGAAAAAGGTGATAGATTAGTTAGAATTATATCATCATATTCTTCTGCTACAAACGGAAAAATACTTAATATGACTGATGTATTGATTAATCTTTCTATGTTAGAAAAAGATGAAGTATTTTGGGTTGAAGTTATGAGAAAAGGAAAACTTAAAACTATACCTTTTGTAGCTCAATTTGAAGAAAAAAGTATTGACCTTAAATAAATAAGGATTTTAATTAATACATATTTACTTGATAAAAAACAAACGCCATTGATTCCATTGATGAGAAACAATGAATTAGATTATTTAGAAAATTCTTTAAAAGCGCTTCCTGATAATGCTAAAATAGTCGAATGGGGATCTGGTGGGTCTACTTTATGGTTTTTAAAACAACTTAAAGACACCCAATTTTTATATTCAATAGAGCATAATCCAGAATGGTATTCTATTGTTAGCAAAAAATTAAAAGAACAACCAAAAAAGAACTATTCATATACAATGTTTAAATTAAATGTTGATATTGATTTTTATAAATTTGCAACTCCAAACGAAGAAATGGCTTGCGGTTTAGATCATTATATAAATCCTAAATTTGATATATGGGATTCTGATTTGTTTTTGTAGATGGTATAGCTAGGGCTGCTACATTAGCTACAATTTTTATAAAATCTACAAAAAAGAATCCATTGATCTTTATTCATGATTATCGTGGAAGAGAATTTTATTATGATTGGAGTGTTCAATTTTTTTCAAAAAAAGAATTAATTGGTGATACATTATTAAAGATAACTAAATAAGTGTTGACACCAAACAAATAATGTGATATAAATAATATGTTGACGTTGAAGGAAACAAAAAACACTTAACACGGCGGTTCGAATCCGCCCATCTCCACCAAAAGAAGTGCTAGAATATTCTATTGGTGTTTGAAAAGACTTGGTGCACAAAGGTCGCACTTCTTTTGATGGGGATGAACTGGGATCGATTGGGTGCGTAATGAGTAACTGGAGTTAACTGGTTGGCCGACTGGCTAGAAACTAAACGCAAACGATAACTTTGCACCTTTGGCTCTTGCTGCCTGATCCCTTTGTGGATTAGAAACTAGAGTACTGGGGCCTGGAGTAGCCTAGCAACAGAATACTCCAATAAATTTAGTTTGGGTTCGTCTAATAATTTATTTTGATCAAGTATAATAGGATATCACTAATTTTGTGAAGATGGTTAGATAATTAGGTTTTGCAAGACTGAAAGTCGTTCTGAAAGTGAGCCACCCAAAGCCATATAAATTATCACGCTTGGTATGCAAGAGTAGAAAAAGTATGAGCATATAAAGTCTTAACGGATAGATAATCTCTGGCACGTGGACTTTGCGGCGATCAGATATAATTAGAAGTGATAATTTATAATAAAAGAGATTTTTATGATTAGTTGTGATAAATGTGGAACTAAAATGAAAAAGGGGTTTGCTTTAAATTCCTCAATTGAAGATGGAGTTAGACCAATGTTTACTCCATATGCCAATAAAGATGATATAGGATTTATAGATTGTTGGAAATGTCCTGATTGCGGAAGATCAGTGACAGAATCTGAATTAAGAAGTACAGAAACTAATGAATATTATTCTAGAATTTCTACTAATGTTGGTAAATATTAATTAAGAAAGAGTATAGATATGAACTGAATATCCAATTAGATCACCCCCGTTTTCTTTGTATGAATCAAGCGAATCAAACAAATAATTTATATTAACAAAGGAATTAAAAATGTCTATTGAACTAAAAGTTAAATTCAAAACTCTTTCTGAAGAAACAAAAATTATCAGAAAAGAAGAAAATAAGCAGAAGAAATATTTTCGTAAAATTGGTGTTGGATATGAGTATTATAATGAACATTTTGCTCAGTTTGAAAATCTTAAAAACCACCGCGATAATGTTGTTCGAAAAGAAGCTAGAGCTACTCATGTAGCAAGGGCTTATTTAAAAGGAATGCCATATCTGAGGGTTGAGCAATCAACTCATGGATGGGAATATGGACTCGATAAGAAAATTGCCGATATGGTTTCTAAATATGGCGGTAATGAATATCATAATACTGATGCCAATGCTATTTCAAGTTGGCGACAAGTTAAGGCCGCGTCTTAACAACAGGGTTGGCTAGGGCTTTCAATCCCGATGCTTAGGGTTCGATTCCCTGCGTGGCTTCCAAATAAATACTAATGGTGAGCGCTGTAGAAATACAGATAGTAAGTCTATAAAGAATCATAATCTTGAAGCAACACCATTAGTATTTTTATTTTAATTGTTTAAAATAAGGGAGTGTTCGATGGATCCATCAGTTAAAAAAGTTTTTAGTAAAGTGATTAAAGATAATCACATAACAATAGATAATGATTTAATTGAATGGATAAAAAGCCATCTTGGCTATTTGAATTATGAACAGACAATAGTGGTAAAAGATAGATGGCATACAATATCAAAGTAAAGTTTGAAGATAGTTGGATTTGGATTTTAAGTGGATCTGATAAAGCTACTTTTGAAAAAGCGATATTTAAAACTAAAGATGAAGTGAATGCTTTTGTTAAGAATATGAATAAAGATTATTATATAATAGTTGAAGTTTATAATTGACATTTGCTTTATAGTATGTTATTATTACATAATGAATATTTTTATACTTGATGATTCCCCACAAAAAGCCGCACAATATCAGTGCGATAAACATGTCCTAAAAATGGCAGTAGAGTCAGCACAAATGCTCTCTACTGCTCATCGTGTTTTAGATGGTGTTAAAACAAAAATCCAATCTAAATCTGGAAAAAGAATGATAGATTATTGGTCTCTTTCTGATGAAAGAGAAAATGTTTTAATGAAGCCATGTCATGTAAATCATCCATGCTCAATTTGGGTTAGAGACTGTGAAGATAACTATAAATGGCTATTTGATCATTTTAAATCTCTTATAAAAGAATATACTTTTAGATATGAAAAGCACCGTGCTCTTGAAAAGTATTTAGATCCATTATCTAATTTTCCAAAAAATATTCCATTTGTTATATCACAGCAGCAGTCGTATGTTATAGCTGTTGGTGATAAAACAGATTGTGTTGTTCCAGGTCAAACTATAGCAACATATAGAAATTATTATAGATCTAAACAAGAATCATTTAAAATGGTATGGACTAAACGAGAACAACCATTTTGGTTTTAATAAAGGAAATATATTATGCAAATTGTGATTAAAAAACAAAATGAAAAAACACATATTTTAAATAATTTAAAAATTGTCACTAATGTTATATCAAGCATTGTTGATGATTTAGAAGTAAAAATACTTAAATCTGATTATGATTTAGCATCAAGTCCTGTTATTTCAAATTTTTTTTATAGCATACATTCTACATTGCAATCGTTAGATAATTCTGTTGCTCTTGTTAATTATTCTATTTCTAATAAATTAGATATTTTGTTAGATGATAATGATATTAAATTTATTGAAGGTACTGATGATTATTGTACATCATTGAACGAAAAGTTTAAATTAGCAAAAGATGCAATATCTAATTATAATTCTGTAGTTTTAAATGCTCCAAAGAAAAGAGGAATAATAAAAACTATTCTTGGACTTGACTAAATGCCAATTACTGATCCTCCAGAAGACGAACAAATTTTTAATCTTTTGAAAAAAGAAAATTCTCAATTAAGAGAATCTCTTGCTGATGCAAGAAATACTATTCATATGTTACAACAACAATTATGGGAAAGCCAAAGAAAATATGATGAATCTTCTAGTAAGTTTTCTTTGTTTGATACCTTATTAAGGAGAAATAAATGAGTGAAGATTGGGTAAAAGATATTAATGAAATGCATAGACATTATAATGTTCATTCTACTATAAAACAAATGGATAAAGAAACTCTTAATACTTTTTTACAGTTTCGTATAGATTTTATTCGTGAAGAATTAAACGAATTAGAAGATAATAAAGACAATCCAGAAGAAGTCGTAGATGCCCTTGTTGATATATGTGTGGTTGCTATAGGAACTTTAGATTCGTTTACTGTAGATGCTTATAAAGCATGGGATGAGGTGTTAAGAGCTAATATGTCAAAAACTGTTGGCATTAAAGAAGGAAGACCTAATCCACTCGGACTTCCAGATCTTATGAAGCCAGATGATTGGGTAGCTCCTGATCATACTGGTAATTATGGTCTTTTACGCGAAATGTGTGATGGCTGTGATGGATATGATTGTGTTGATGAGTGTGTGTATCCAACAAAGGATTAAATTAATGACAACAACAGTATTTTATAAAGAAGGTGATATAACGTATTCGGTTGTGAATTATTTTTCTTCACAATTAGAGTCTTTTGAGAAAAAAGAAGTTCGCCAAGGTGAAGTTAGATGTATTTGTGGAAGTTTGTTATATGCTCATTCTATCTATAAAAAAACTAATTTAGCAGGATTTTTTATGCCAAAAGTAATTGGTTATGATGTATCTTGGAAATTAGTAAATTTAGAAACAGAAGTACCACAAAAAAGAGATAAAATAAGAAAAGAATTTAATGATAAAATATTATTAAGGATTTAAGTATGGATAGAAAAGAAAAAATTACAAAAGCCGGAAGTATAGGAGAAGAACTTGTTTTAAACTATCTTGAAAGTTCTCCTTTTTATTTAAATATATCATATAGTGATAATCAATATGACATGCATAAAGATATTATAGCAGAAAAAGCTGGCGTTCCACTTAAAATTGAATGCAAACTTAGAACCGTAATAAGAAAATATAATTCTATGCCATTAGAAACATCTCAATGGTATAAAGCAGATACTTGTGATGAACTTTATTTTATTAATAATCCTGCTGCAAGAGATGAAGTTATTAATGTATATTATGCCGAAGACAAAAAATATGATGTAGTAACTGGATTTGGGTATGACAAAGGTCAAGAAACTAGAATGTATCCACTTTCTAAAATGACAAAAGTGATGTCATATAATGAGCCAGAAATTATTAATGCTTTATATGATTTATCAACCTCAAGTTGGAAACAATAAAAATGGATGTAATTTATGATTTTGAAACAGTAGGAAATAATTCTATGACTGCCGCACCCGTTTGTTTGGCAGCATTTTGTTTTGATAGAAATAGATTTGTTAGTAATGATCCATATCAATTTAAAGAAATTGTGAGTGAATGTTTTTATGAAAAACTAGATTTTGAAAAGATTATTAAAAATCACAATTATATTCTAGATAAGGATTCATTAAAGTGGTGGAAAGGTCTTCCGTCAGATGCTAGAAAACAGTTAACACCATCTTCAGATGATCTTGATTTAAATGAATTCATTACGAGTTTTGAAGAATACTTAAAAAAATATAAACCAATTAAATATAGTTGGACCCGTGGTAATAGTTATGACCCAATTGTTCTTGATGTCATGCTTTCAAAAGCAACTATAGATAATTCAGTGAGTAATATTCTTAAGTATTGGCAAGTAAGAGATATAAGAACTTGGATCATGACTAAATTTGGAGAAGATTCTAATACAAGAGATGATTTTGTAACAGATGACTTTAAAGATAGTTTTGTTAAACACTTATGTACACATGATATTGCCGCTGATTTATTACGCATGCAGACAATAATAAGAATAGAAAACAATTTACAATAAGTATAGGATGTGTTATAATGTATAAAGATGATATAAAGAATAATTATTGTAACGAAGAAGATTTGTTGAGTGCTTCTTTTATTAGAGATAAAGATGGAAGGTATATTAAAGTGCTTCAAAAAGATAGAGATTCAGGAGAAAAAGAATCGCCTGATTTAGTACAAGAAAAAGAATCTATAGAAATATTAAGAGAGTGTATAGAAACTCAGAGAGCAAAATCTGCTGATTATCAAAATGATAAATCAACTATTCTTCAGTCAGATTACTATCCAACTGGATGTAAGACAATATATGAAATAATGCATGCTAAAATGCTTCGTATTAAATCTGTGATGGAAGCAATGGAACACGATTCTTTTTATAGCCAAAATTTTGAATCTCTTGAAGATTCTGCTAAAGACTTAATTAATTATGCTTCATTTTTTGTCTCTTATTCTCGTGGTAAAATAGAAGGCCAGCAAGATGATAGAGATTTTCTGAACAGGAAAAAAACATGAATGTAGAATATATTAGAAATTCATTTTCAGATGAATTAGCAAATGAAAATTTTGTTATAGATAAAACCAGCGTTAAAACTCTTGAAATTCAAGGAGCTTCTTTCGAAGCTAATGAGCCGTTAATATTTGGACCGTTAAATCATGAGTATATTAAAAGAGAGCTAAATTGGTATAATAGTATGTCTCTCAATGTTGATGATATAGAAGGAAAAGTTCCAGCTATTTGGCAAAGTGTTTCTACGCCATCTGGAGAAATTAATTCTAATTATGGTTGGTGTGTTTGGTCTGATTCAAATAATTGTACTCATCATAATGGTGCTCAGTATTGGAATGTAGTAAAAGAATTAAGATTAAATCCAGATTCTCGTAGAGCTATTATGATATATACTAGACCTACTATGCATACTGATTATAATAGAGATGGAATGTCAGATTTTATTTGTACAAATACTGTTCAATATCTCATAAGAAATGACGAGCTTGTTGTTATTGTACAAATGAGAAGCAATGATGTGGTGTTTGGCTATCGTAATGATTATGCTTGGCAGGATTATGTAGCTGGTTTGGTTTCAACTTCATTGCGTCTCACTTCTCATAAAATTATTTGGCAAGTTGGTTCTCTTCATATTTATGAAAAACATTTTTGGATGGTTGAAGCCTGGGATAAACTTAGACTTTCTAGTATAACAAAAGAAGAATATGAGAAAGTGTGGGGAAATGATTAAAGTTATAATTGTAATACTTTTACTTATTTTATTGAATGGTTATTTAATAATTCCAATTGGAAAATATGTGCTTATACACTATTCATTATCTTTATCAATTATGTATTTTCAAATATCAGGAGTAGCGATATTAAGCGCGTCTAAACTTTTATTTTTTGTTGGTGATAAGTATGTACACTAGTTTAAAATGGCATATTAGATATATGAATCTTGCTAAGTCTGTTTCAACATGGAGTAAAGATCCGTCTACTTGTGTAGGTGCTGTAGTAGTGTTTCCAGAAACAGGCCAGATATTATCAACTGGTTATAATGGGTTTCCAAGAGGAATTGATGATACCGAGGAAAGACTAAATAATAGAGAAGTTAAATATGGATTGACTATTCATGCTGAATTAAATGCAATGCATAATGCGAATTTGATTGGAGTTTCTTTAAAAGATTCTACGCTTTATTCGTGTGGTCTTCCTACATGTTCAAAATGTGCTTTGTCTATTATTCAATCTGGCATAAATACAGTTGTAATAAGAGAAGAAGATATTTATAAATCAGATCATTGGAACGAAGAATGGTTAAAATCTGAGAAATTATATAATGAATCAAATATTGAAGTGATTATTATTAAATATGCAGACACTAAAGAGTAATATTTGTGGCCTACTCTGCTCCAGACAAATTGCCACGTAAAAAACTGATATAAAGGAGAACAATATGTCAAAAATTAAAGTTGGAATTATTGGCGCAGGAAACTGTGCTAAATCCCTAGTAGAAGGTGTTCAATACTATATACAAAATCCACAAGATAAAGTTGGATTAATGTATTCAGACATTGGAGGTTATACTGTTAATGATCTTCAATTTGTAGTTGGATTCGATGTTGATAGGCGAAAAGTAAACAGACATCTATCTGTAGCTCTTAGAGCAAAACCAAATTGCGCAATGGATCATGTTGAAACTATTGATGATACTTGTGTATCTAAAAATGCAATGGTTTATTCTGGCCCAGAATTAGATGGAATTGCACCACATATGTTGGAATATCCAGAAGCAGTTTCTTTTAGAACTGGGGCTGAATCAGCAAAATCATATGATGATATTGTAGATATTTTAAAAAAATATGAAGTAGATGTGTTAGTTAATTATCTTCCAGTTGGATCTGAAAAGGCAACTAAGTTTTATGTTGATGCAGCTTTAGAAGCTGGAGTTCATTTTGTAAATTGCATACCAACTCTTATTGATACAAAGACAACAAAGAGAATTGAACAAAAATTTATTGACAAAGGATTAACTATTGTTGGTAATGATATGAGATCGGCTTGGGGAGCTTCTAGATTATCAGAAGTTCTTCAGGGAGCAATGTTAGATTCTGGGCTGTTGGTTACACAACATATTCAGACTAATATGGCCTCTGGCTCAACTCAGGGCCAAGAAGGAATAAGAACTGGTAGAACAGCCAATTGCGATTTTCTTAATATGGCTAAAGAATATAGACTTCATGATAAGCATATTTCAAAAGAAAATGTTTTAAAGGGTCAAAATTCTGTAAGAGATGAATCTATTGCTGGTATGACTTTATTTGCAGGCCCATCATTAACAGTTATGCAAAAACCTGGCGGAGAATATATTGGAACTGATAATAAGATAGCCAATTTTGATATTATTGCTTATGGATTTGGTGGGGCCAGATATGAATTGACTGCTAGATTATCTGTTCAAGATTCTCCAAATTCCGGTGGAGTTGTAATATCTGCTATTAGATTTTGTAAGGTGGCTTCTGAACTTGGAGTCGTTGGATACTTAAGAGGTCCTTCAGCTTGGACTCAGAAAACCCCGCCTCTTCAACTCAAGACAGAAGATGCTAAATTTGAGTGTGATGCTTTAGCAAGAAGAGAACTTACTAGTCTTACTAAAAAACAGTTGGTTTTAAACAATCCAAAAGCTGATAATTTAGATTATACTTTTCAATCATCACAAACGGATTATGAATAATGATTACATTAAATAGTTATGATATAGACGGAGTTATTTTTATGGGTGCTCAACATGAAGGTTTAAGACCTGGCCCAGATGATATTATTGTTACCGGAAGATCTTATCAACAAAAAGATGAAACTCTCAGTATGCTTCGAGGAAGAGGTATAAATAACTTTGTATTCTTTAATCCTTTATCAAGAACAGATGTTCTCTATGGTAGACTTTCATCTGGAGAACATAAAGCCAAAACTCTTAAACATTTATATGAGATTGGTGTTTGTGTCGTTTATCATTTTGAAGATGATCCGATTCAGGCAGATGAAGTTAGAAAAATTATGCCAAATAAAAGTAAAGTTGTTATGATCGGAAATCGAGAACATATTGAAACAGATGATGATTTATCATATAATGTTAATGAAGTACCATTTTAATATATGAATACATTTAACTTATCAGAATTAAATTCTTTTAAAAATGCTGATAATTTTTCTTATTTTAGAGATTGGGTTATCGATTTCTTTAAACGAGAATATCTAAGAGAATCAAATAGATTAGAAGAGTATGATGTTTCAGATTTATTTGGATCTGCTATGAGACCAGCTGTTTCATATTGGAATCCAAATAGATCTAAACATGCTGAAGTTTTTTGGTTAGAAAATTTTGTTTTTAATCAAGAAACTTCTATGAAAAACAAAATTTTAAATGCTATGGCTGTTAAATTTGTTGGGATGCCAACACTAACTTTAGTGGCTACAGATTCTTCTGATTATTCAAATATTATAAATTTTGATGAATATTCTAAACATGAAGAATATTATGATTTTATCAATAAAAATTTAGATGAAAATCGCTTTAAGACTAAAGTGTGGGGAGCTACTCAGCTCCAAACAAGTCTTCAAACAGCAGCAAGAAATTTTGTTAGAATTCAAGAGCAAAATGAAGAAGCTCCATTTAAATTATCTCATATGATAAGATGGATAGAAGAACTAGATCGACAGGGAATGAGTGATGTGGTTCAAAATCCAGAATCTAAACTTAAAGATGTCTGTGATTGGCTTTTACAGCATCGTGGAATAGGTCCTTATTTTTCTTATCATCCTCCCTGTAATTTTTCTAGAAGTATAGATCTTTCTCATATAGATGAAGATGAAGATTATTGTTTAGTTGGTCCAGGAGCAAAAAGAGGTCTTGAGTTCGTTTTTCCAGATGTTAAGTTTTCAAATAATTCTATAATGGAAAAATTTATTGTGTCTGTTAAGAAACATCAGTATGAGTTTTTTGATTTAAAAGATTCTGACTTATTTTGGTTTCAAAATAATTTAGAACGTGGTGGTAAATTAACTACATTTGGAACTGAAATAACCTTCTGTCAATTTAATTGCTTTTTAGGAATTAAAGATAATCCAAAAGCTCAAGAAAAAAGAATGCTTCCATTAACCTTTGATTCATTTTTTGATATTGCTAGTCAAATAGAAGAAAAAAAGAGTGGGTCCACATTAGATAGTTTTTTTGTATAAGGATTTGATATGAAATCAGTTATTGCCGCTCCATTTATTCCAATATCGTTTCAGTTAGCAAGTCATAGAGCTGCACAAGGAGTTATATATGCAGACTTGCTTAAACAAAGTAGACATTGTGATGATATAACAGTTAGTCTTTCAAGACCTAGCGTGCAAGGAGAGAAGGCTAAAGAAGAAAACAAAACCGAAGACTTTAATAAATATGATAGATTATACATGTATCATGGAAACGACCGTAAAGCTGATTCTACTGATTTGAATTTCTTTGGTGGTGTTAGAGAATTTCCACACGCATATAATATTAGAAATATATCATGGTTTAAAGGAGAAGTTTATTCCATTGATTATAATATGCCAGATTATGCTACAATGCTTGAAAATAAGCTTAACCATTTCGAAAACAAGCACGGCAAAGAAGGAATTATAAAAGAATTTCTTGAAGTCGATGTCGCCAATTTAAGAGAAATGCAAAAAAGAGCTATTGTTATTAAACCAAAAGGTCCATGGGATAAGTTAGTTGTTGGAGATAGCCATGCTATATGCATGTATAGGCCAGGATGGAATATAAATTCAGTTCCTTATAAAACACTCCATGGCGCCCTTGAAATGGGACTTGAGTCCTTTATTGAGCCTGGAATAAATCATGTAGAATTTTATTTTGGTAATATCGATATAAGACATCATATATGTAGATTTGATGATATGAAAGCTGCTGTAAATAATTTAGTAGATCGTTATGTAAAACAAGTAAGTGAGATGAAATATGAAACTAAAGCCATCTATGAATTACTTCCTATTGAAAATACACGACGAAATATCCCAAAAAGCGGCCATTACAATGGGACATCATATTATGGCTCGTGGGAAAACAGGGATACCGCACGTAAATATTTTAAAGAGAGATTGTGTATTAGCACTAAAGGAACAGATATCAAAATTAAAGAATGGATAACTCCTGAATTTTATAATGCAGAAGGAGAGATGGATTTTAAAGTAATGGAAAAACCAAAATCTGTTCATATATCTAGAGAATATTATCCATATTGGCAGGGGTTAGAATATAATGGAATTGAAAGATCTACATTAGAGGATTTATTTGTATGAAACACGCTAGTATAATACCACTTATAGGAGGAGAAGTTCTAGCTTCTGATGAAGTGTGGGGAAATAGACCTGAGTATATTTTAAGTTATTCACCATTTGAAGCAAATGAATCTCATTTATTAAATTATTATAATAATGAAGTTCCTTATTATCTTCTTGATAAAGGTGGCTCTTTTCCTTATCCAATTGATGTTGTTTCTTCAGTATGTCCATGCGCTGGTCTAAGTCAATATCATCATAAAGCTGGAGAAGATAATCAAAATAATCAATGGATGGAAAAGACTGCTAATTATGTTTTAGGCGAGGTAAAGCCACTAGTGTTCTGGGGTGAGAATGCCCCAGCGCTAGCAGGGAAGATTGGTAAATTCATGCTTGATAAATTAAGAGATATTTCTCTTAAGAATGGTTATGGAATGAGTTTATATTTAACTAAAAATATATTACATGGTGTTCCTCAATTCAGAAAAAGATCGTTTTATTTCTTTTGGAACAAAAAAGAATTTGGAGAAAAAACACCACTGCTTCAATATTTTAATAGACCCCATGATAAAATTGAAGATGTTATTACTGGTGTTACTAGCAATTTTCAGATGGAGCCAATCAACTCTAAAACACCATCAAAAGATGATCCATATTATAGATATATGTTAGAAGAAATACATGGTGGCATAACTCATCGTGAGTTTTTTGATGTTCTTGAAACAAAGAATGTTAGAGGAAATGATATAGAGTCTTTAATCGAAAGAGCCGGTTATACATATGATGTTGTTGGAGAATGGATGGCTAAAAATGGATATGATAGAGAAGTTCCAAAATGTAATAGAAAATTTCATAAATTAGCAGCCGGCGGTAATATTATGAGAAGGGGAACTATTATACCAAAAGATTATATTGGAGCTTTTGTTGGGCATTATCCAAATGTTCTGACTCATCCATATGAAGATCGCTATATAACATATAGAGAAGCAATGACTATTATGGGTTTACCAGCTGATTTTGAGCTATTAAATCCAACTAAATCGGTTAATCACATTTGCCAAAATGTTCATTATAAAACATCAAAGGATATGGCAACAGAAATAAAGAATGTGATTGATGGTAATCGTGAATTCATCGAGACAGATTACTTATTTCAAAGTAATTTGAATAAGTCTCATGATAATTGGAATGAAAAACAAAACACACTAGAAACATTTTTTGAATAAGGAAAAAATAATGGCAAAATTAATTAAAAAGAACACTGGTAAACTATATGCTCATTTAGTTGTAGATGAGTCTGGATCTATGATGGCTGATAGAAATCAAACAGTAGAAGCTCTTAATGAGTATTTGACATCGGTTGACCAAGAAAGCACATCAGTATCTATTACATTCTTTGAAGGTGATAAGATCAAAAATGTCTGTGAATGTGTTTCACCAACAGAAGCTAAGAGACATGTTGATGAATATCAACCAAATGGTATGACAAACTTGTTTGATGCTATTGGCGAATCAATTAAGTTTATTGATAAGAAAGTAAAGCTTGAAAAGAATGAAGCTGTAGCTTTTGTCGTAATAACAGATGGCCATGAAAATCATTCTAAGGAATTTAAGGCTGATGATATTAAGAAGCTTATTTCTCAGAAAGAAAATGATGATTGGCTTATGATTTATCTTGGTGCTGATCAAGATGGCTTTGCTGCTGGTATGAATTATGGTTTTAAAGGCGATTATTCTGCTACATTTAATAAGTCTAATTTGAGAGGTACATTTAGTGATCTTGCTTCTAGAAATTCGGCTTTTGCTGCTTCTTCTGCTTCAGTAGGATCTGCCGCAGCAAAGATGGACGCAATATATAGCGATTCTGATAGAAAAGAACTTGTGAAAAATAAAAATACAAGTACTTCTAAAGCTTCAGCCTAAACTATATAAATATTTGTAAGGACTTTATTATGAAAGATGATGAAATGAATAAAACAACAAAACCTGGAATCAAATTTACGATATTTCCAGACGAATCCCCAAATTACAAATATAATGAGA